CAGAGCCTGAGATGCCTTCTCATTACTATAACCATAGTATTGTTTGACACATTCTAAATCCTGGACTTTATCCTTTCGGAGCCAAGGAGAGAACCTCTTTCGTTTCCTCAGACTATTTAGATAGAACGAATATTGCATATCTTTATCAAGAAAGTTATACTTATTCATTTCATTTGCATACATCACACAGTCCATGTGACCAGATAAACAACGATTGATAATATAAGGAGGATATTCTTTACTGTGTTCTGATAGATCTTCCTTGTTAAAATTGATTGAGTTAAGCCAGTCTTTGAGTTCCATTATCTAATAATCTCCATATTCTCAGTTGTTCCCCAAATCTCAAGTTCAGTTCTTACTCGATCTTGTGTTTGAAGTTTTTCATATCTCTTAGTTGCTTTCTTCTTCCACCATACAATTGATTCTTCCATTGTATGTTCAAACTTACCCAAGTAATACCTTTTCTTTTCAGTTAAAGATTTTGCATGTTCTATACAATCATCAAATTGTTTTAGTTTTTCTTCATCCCGCAAAGAATTTCTAATAATAGATATCATCTTGACTTGGATCTTAAGTTTTTTAGATGACTTATCTGCAGAGATTAAACGCTCTCCACCATTGCGTTCATTGAACCACCAAAAAAATTCTCTAAACACATCATCATGAAAGAGAGGTAAGAAGTTACTTTCAGTATCACCAATATGTCTCAAAAATGGTTTAAGTCCATCATACATAGACACACCCTTTGTTGTACCATAAAGAGAAGTTGTCTCAAAATATTTGAGATCTATTTTATACTTCTCATCAAACTGCTGCTTAAGTTCTTTAGAAGATGCTAGAAGAGCAAGTAACTTTCCACCCAAGTAATTAAATCCAAAAGGTTGAGTGGGGACAATATTAAACCCCATAACAAATCCAGCATTAATATCAGAAAGAGAAGGGATTTCTCCAAAGTAATTATTACGTGGTTTACTATTAATAGTTGGTGAACCAAAACGAACAACACCAACTACCTTATCAGTATTTGTTTCCACAACAATCCACTTGTGAGTTCTTCCAGGAATTGCCTCTTCAATAGGATTAGATGCGGTAAGATTCAGTATCTCAGAATAAAGCCACTGATTATACTTTGAATTTGTTTTTGGGTTAGTATCAACAACATGAATTTTAAAGTTCATATTATTTGGATGAATATTAAAGTCATCAAACATTTCTGAATCTGCACCAAATCCAGGTAAATATCCAGAACGTTGTTCTCCCCTATCTTCCTTAATATGACGAAGGTAATCATCAATACGATTAAACTGAGTGTAGTAGTTGATAAATTTATCTGCAGCGTAAACCGCATCACTCTCAGATAGAATCATAGGTAGTCAGGCTCATCACCTTTATGAAGAAGAACGCCATCAACATTCCGAAGTAATTGTTGAATATCATTATGCAAAAGACGATATCCACTTCCGACATACAATTGTCCAAGGACAACAGATACTGTAGCAGTTCCCCAAAAAATGTAGTACCACTTAGATTTTACTTGTGCTCTAGTCTTGGTTTTCATAATGTTTAATCAGTCGTTCTGCTTGTTTTCTATCAATACCACAGGGGGCATTTTTTAGGCATCTAATGATAACCTCATTATCGCATATAGTAGGTTTGATTGTAAACCCCCACTTGTCAAGTTCACCTTCTATAGGTGCTTCGCATGGGTCGAATTCATGTGGCATTATTCAATACCTTGAGGGAAACTATCAATCTCAGTCAGTTCATAATCCCAGTCTTCCATGACTGTATTGGCAAGAAATCTATCGGAAAGCATTTCTAGTTCCTTCTCAGCATACTCTCTAGTCTCTGCTTCTAACCAAACATCAACCACTTTACCCAATCTAAGTTTCTTGATATTGAGTTCTGACAATCTCTTACAGGCATCTCTCACAGCATTACCCGGTGAGTCATCAACCTGTGATCGTAGACGGATGAATACCAGTGCTTTAAACTTCATTTGAATTCACACTCAATACGTCATAATTATAATGAAAATATGCATTGGCAACCATACCAGCCATGGACAACCAATAGACCATAATAAGGGACATACCAATTTTAGTTGGAATACTTGTCATTTGAATTTACACTCCACTTTGAACATACCATGCAGCTAAGGTGTATCTAGTATTAAATTTTACTCTCCTTACACTATGCCTGTAGTGACGATTGGAAAAGATTAATAATCTACCAAGTTTAGCATCGATTTGAAAGTTGTCAAATGCTGTTTGTCCGCCAAAAAAATTATCGTTTAGATAAACAATACTGGCAAAAACATCATTAAGATTATCATCAACATGAGGATCCATCCACGAATTAAATGGCCATTCGACAATCTCCAAATTTTGAAGTTTGATATTATCATCAAACTTCTTACACTTGTCGGTTATTTTATTAACAATATCTTTTACCAATAAATTATCAGAATCAATAGTTAATGGATGTGAAAGATAATGTTTATAAGTCAAATTCAAATTATCTTTGTAATGTTTAATAATAGACATAGATTGACTTTCAGTTATGAAATTATCCTCCAAGTATATCAAACTCATTTGAATTCACACTCCACCATAATTTCAGTTAGACATGCCAACATGTTTATCTCTTGATCCGCCACAAATGCCATTTGATACTGATACTTAGCAAGCACAAGCACAGCAGCAGGAATACTATTCGGAACCAAGGAATCATAACAAGCATCGTAAATACGACGCAATAGGACAGCAGTATCATTGTCCAGGTTATTGACAACCCATTTACGTACTTCGGGAAAATCTTTTTCCTTAAGTTTCTTAACCAAGTCATTGACTTTTACATCACTAAATGTTGCAAGAATGCCAGGATCAATAGTACCAGAAGAAGAATACCTTTGACACTCATTAAGAACACGTCTCCAATCTGGGAAGTGTTTGTTAATCAGTTCTACCAGGACCTTGTTATCATATTTAACACCTTCTGTATCCAGGATTTCTTGGACACGTTTGAAGAATGAGGCTGCAAGTCCCTGCCGATCTTTTCCCTTAATGGAGAATTCGACAACCGTTGTGCGGGAATGAAGTGGTTCGAGAATTTTGTTTTTGAAGTTGCAGGTAAAGATGAATCTGCAGTTGCCACTAAACTCCTCAATAAACGCCCGTAAGAGGAGTTGTACGTCGTTCGTTGTGTTATCTGCCTCATCAATGATGATGACTTTGTGTTTTGCAGTTGAAGAAAGCGAGACGGTCGAAGCGAAATTCTTCGCAGTATTTCTGACGGTATCAAGGAATCGTCCTTCATCGGATCCGTTGATGACATAATAGTCTGCTCCTAATTGGTTGCATAGTGCTTTTGCTACTGTAGTTTTACCGCAACCTGCAGGTCCTGCAAGAAGCATGTTAGGTATCTCACCTTTATCTAGGAAGTCTTGAAAAGTCTTCTTAATACTTGGTGGTAAAATACATTCATCAATAGTTTTGGGTCGATATTTTTCAACCCAGAGAAATTCATCTCGCATAGTCATTCCAAAGGACGAACAAATTCATTAGACACAATATCAGTTGCCTTCAATTGTTCTTTCATATATTCTACACCATTTTCAGGCATAGCGGTATCCCCACAAGTAAAGACATCGCAAACTGCCATACCATTCTCTGGCCAAGTATGGATACTGAGATGACTCTCAGCAAGCATAGCAATTCCAGTCACACCTTGAGGATCAAACTTATGTACTGTTAAATCAAGCAATGTTGATTTACATTCTTTTGCTGCTTTATATAAGACCATCCGTATGAACTCTTTATCATCAAGTAAATCAAAAGGGCAACCTTTCAAAGTAAACAGAACATGTTTCATTATACCCAGTCAGGTTTACGATCAGGGATACGAAGATAATTATCGCATACCCATGGTTTAGATGAAATATACATCTTATATTTGTCAAAGATGGATATTGAAGTATCATACTTGAACTCATCAGGTCCAGCAAAAACAAAAGGTGTTGTATCCTTTCCACTGCGACCTTGTACATCTGCTGTGGGAAGTATCTCTTTTGCTGCTAGAAGAGTCTTCTGGCAGGTATGGACCTTACCATAACGAGCAGTGTACTCATCACACATAGCAAGTCCATGAGCAAGGAGCCACTGCCAGTTGGTCACAAACTCATTCGCCCATTTAGTGCAGGGATGATTACGAAAAGCACCCTTCTCAGTAGCATAGGGAGTACCATCTGCTCTAGGAAGAGTGCCGAAGTTATGTCCCCATTTCTCAGAGCATACAATAGCAAGCATCTGACAGGTCTCTAAAGGCATCTTGACAATATGCTTGTCAGGAAGAACTTGAGCAGATTCCCAAGGACTGGGAGAGGTCACAAAGATGTTCATCCGAATGTTGAATCAGGTTCCAGAGCAATATAATAGGTCAGATCATGGTTCTTAGAGGTAAATCGTGACAAAAGTTTTTGTGACACAACAACTTCATATGTTCCCGGAAGGACTTTGATATTCTCTACCTTAAAGTTAAAAGAGAATGTAGAGTCAGTCTCACCAACAACTACAGCATAGTCATTAGAAGTATCATTCTTCTTGTCACGAACAACAAGTTTAACGACACCATTATCACCAACAGCAGAAAGATCTGGCAGTTGATATACAGCAGATGCTTTGAGTAACTGTGCTAATTGATCTGTGCTCAATTCAAAGGATACATCTTCACTAGGAAGTTTGATTTCCTTTTCAGGGGGAGTTACAATGACATTTGGATCGGCAAAGAAATACTTAGAACGAGACTTA